AGTGGGTCTTCTATCCATTCATCTGGCATGATTGGTGATGATTTCTTTCTATCCAATTCATCTGCCAAGTCATTAGCATACCATGCAATCTTACGAAGTTCTTGAACCCAGTCATCCTTCTTACCAAGTCGTTGAGAATACTTCATCAGATTACCTTTGACATAGTGTTTGTAATCGTCACCAAGTTTAGCCTTAATGACTTCTATAGTTTCTATCCCTCCCACCTTGTAATGGTCTGGGTTAATCATATCACTCATGATTTCTCCTCTATAATTATCATGCCCCTATCAACCTCACAAGAGACATTTTTTACTTTAACATAAACAGTACCATCATCACCTATTCTATGTATCAATTTACCTTTATAACACATTATTTCTTTTGAATCTAATGGTTGATTAATGTAGTAATAACAACCAATACCAATACATAATAACACTACTAATGCAAAGACTACAAATTTTATTATTGTTTTCATTTTATTCTGAATCATCATCTTCATTGACCTCTTTAAATTTTCCATCTAAATAATCATCTATATCATTGATTAATAGTTTAAGGTTTCTTTTAAATACAGTAAACAATTCTTTATTGTACATTATCTCCATCATCTTATACAAAGGAATGCCAAGAAGCCAAGCGTTGATTTGCATGATTTCATTTTGTGACATTAAAAATTCTAGAGCTTTTTCTCCCATTGGCTGTAATCGTCCATCATACTTCTTACACTTTCTATAATCATCTAGTGCTTTGTAAAGTATGTTGATATACAGTGCTCCTTCTGGAGTAAATAACAATTGACTTTTTGTATTGGAAAAATCAATTTCATCGTTAATCATGATAATCACTACCCTCTTCTAATTACATTTTTGTCGTTATTTAAAAACTCTACTGTATAATCATACATGTAACAAAATCTTACACGAAAGGAGATCAGCTATGTGGACAAAACCAGCAGCTACTGAAATGCGTTTCGGCTTCGAAGTTACAATGTATGTTTGTAACAAATAATTAGAGGGGAGCATCACTGCTCCCTTACTAATCTATTATATCCCCTACCTCTTTTTCTTATCCATTCAACATCCAATCTAACTCTTAATCTATTGTTACAAAGACCTAGAATTTCTGCATCTTTGGGCAAGAATCTTACATTTTGTTTAGGGATTCTTCTAACCACCTTGCCATCAATGGTTTTTGATGCACCATGTTTAATGTATTTAAAATGGGTCATCTTCTAAAGCAAAGTCTTCTTGTTTATCGGGCGCACTACTTGTTGGGTAGAACACCTTTACATTACCAAGAATTGGAGTTTTAACTCCAGCATCTCTTTCTTCTTTTGAAACTGATTGACTGATGAAGCCATTGTTACCGTACTTGTCTTGCTCATCAAGATTTATAAAAGTCGTTAAGTCCAAATACTGACCTTTCTGACCTTTGTACAACTTATCTTTATCAATCTTTGTTACATCTATTCTAACGCTAACTCCTACTGTTGCCATTATTGATTCCTTTCTTTCTTATAAAATTTGGCAGCCATTTGAAAGACTGTCTCCTGACCAAAGGCATCTGGAACTTTTTTAATTAACTCCCAAACAGCTCTGTCAATTCTATCAGCGATTTCTTGAGATTCTGATGCACTTCTCTTACGCTGTATTTCTTCTTGAGAAAACTCTCCACTTGCTACTGCTCGTAGAGTATCTCTTTCTTCTTCATTGAGCCTTAATATAGGCTCTGATGCTACTGCTTCTACTGTAGTAATTTCCATTATTTCTTCTCCTGTAATTGGTTGATAGTATCATCAACTTCTGATAAGAACTTTTGTACTCCATCCTCTAGTTCTTTTATTAGTGTATCATCTCTTTCCACTCTTACCACAAATAATTGTAAACTTTCTGGAAAGTCTGGATTGAATGATACGAAGTCACACCACTTACGCCCTGTACAAGCCATCTGCCATTGCATCTGTGGTATGTATTTACTTGGGGCTTCTCCAGATATAATTGTATCGGTATGAGTTGTTGCTAATGGACATTTAATTTCTATCAATCCATCTTCACCAACTAAACCATCTGGACTAGCTCCTGTCATTGGAATAGTAGGATGGTCTATAAAACCTACCTCTTCTACATCACTATGTTTAAACATATATGTAGTACGAGCATCCTCTTCTCTTTCAATGCCCATTCTCATTGCATCATTAAAGTATAAATCTACTTTCTTTCCAGTTAACCTTTCTGATACAAGTTGAATACGGTAATTCTTACGAGTTATTGCTTCTTTGCCTGTCTTTAATGTAGCCATAATATCTGCTACACGACTAGCAGTAACTTTTCCAAGACGAGCCTGAAACCATTCATCACTTCTCTGTTCCATCTTTACTCTCCCTTATTTCTTCTATGAAACTCTGACACTTCTTACGAGCATCACTATCCATTTTATTGTACACAGCTCTAGCACCTTCTATGCCTTGAGTCTTATATACATTCTTAATAAGCTCTAACGGGTCTAGATCAACAAGGTCTTCACCTTGAAATAAATGTAACCCAATACCAAATGTAGCAATACACTTTGCCAAACATCTTTGCATCGCTGTATTAACTTCCATAGCATTAGGATTTTTAATAGCTTGGTTTCTATAATTCAATACTGGTAATTGCATTGACATAGATTTGCCAAAGGCATGAACGGTACAGAAAACCATCATTGTATCATTAAATACTTTTGGGTCTTGATGTTCCCATGTAGCCATTGGGTCATGTTGTAATAAGATATCAGCCGCATGTGCCCAAGCAAGGTAATTAAACTCACCTTTCTTTTCTACAAATCTACTAACATCTAATACTCGTAGTTCATTAAACTTACTCATCTTTATCCTCCTGTTCAAGTTTATCGTTTAACTCTTTTAAATCATTTGTTGCTCTTTGTAGCTCGAATATAATTCTTGCTAACTCGTCATTTAAATCCATGTTTCTCTCCTTATTGATAAATGAAGCTTCATTGTATATTATATTTTACTATATTGCAAGTACTTATTGAAAAATATTTTTACATTAAAATACTTGCACTAAATAAAACATCATGTATAATCTACTATACATTAATAACTAGGAGAGATGTAATGGATAGAGATAGTTGGTTACAAGACTATGACGGTTACTGTGAAAGTCAATGGAGATGGCAACAGGAGCTGGAGAAACAAGAGTATGAAGAAGAACAAGCATTAGAAAAATATAAACAGGAGAAATATAAATGACATTTGAAGAAGCACTAACATTATTTAATAACAGCAAGAAAGATTTGAGAGAGTCTTTAGGAGTTACTCGTCAAGTGATGTACCACTGGAAGAAGTCTAATCAACTTCCAGAGTTACGCAAGTATCAGATAAAGGAGATATTAAGTGAGAGACAGAGTCTTCACGCACATAGTGAAGGACAATGAGGGTGAACCTATAAAGCGTTTCCAATCCAAACGGGAAGCTGAATGGTTCATAGAAAACAAACCGTACCTACATATCGAAAAGACTGGAGAGAAACAACAATCTGTCAACGATATGTTAGCAACATATGAGGAGTGTTTATTTTGAAAATTAGAAACTGGAGTAAATTTCAACCGCCTATGAAAGATCGTAATGTAATTTGGATAAAAGTCTACAGACAAATACTTGAGGATTATGAATGGCACAATCTTAATTCTGATAGTAAAGCTACATTAATTGAGTTACTTTTATTAGCATCTGAAAACAATGGTGAACTACCTGAAGTCCACAAGATAGCCTTTAGATTAAGGAAGACAGAGGATTTCATTAACAAGCAAATCAGTCTGTTATCACATTGGTTACAAGATGATAACAACTTGATAACAACTTGTGAACAAAATGTTCTCCTAGAGAAGAGGAGAATAGAGGAGAATAAAGATATATACTTCGATGACTTCTGGAATAGTTTGTTAGCAAAGAGAAAGAATAATAAAAAGGGATGTAGAGATAAATGGATTAAGCATGGGTTGGATAGTGAAGCAGATACTATCATCAACTGGATAAAGTCTATGAATGTAACTAAAGAATGGAAAGATGGTTTTAATCCTGCACCTGAAACTATTATCAATCAGAGAAGATGGGAAGATGGTGATAGTCCTAAAGTTAAATATGATTGGGAGGGAGCACTATGATACAGACAGTTGGCGATATGATGAATCAGTTAACTATCTCTTCAGATGAGATAAGAAACTATAAGAGCAAGAGTAAGGATGACTTTAAGATTAGAGATATGACTAACTTTGCAGATGATGTTATAGATTATTTCTATAAGGAACTCAAGTCAGGTAAGAGTTTAGGCTTTCCAAAGATGGACTCTGGATACCTTTGCAGATTAAGCGAGGTAAATTTAATTACAGGGATTAGCGGTCATGGCAAAACCCAAATGCTGATGCAATGGGTTAATCATTTATCCAAGACAGGTAAGTGTTTAGTTATGTCTATGGAGATGAGACCAGAGATTTCTATATCAAGGCTTTGCCGTATTGGTCTTGGTCGCAATTCAACTGGAGCTCCACCTACTCCAAAGTTTATTAAAGAATACTGTGAAGCAAAGAAGGATAGTATTTATATCTATGACCAAACATCAACGACCACAAGTGATGATGTCTTCGCCAGTATGATCTATGCAAAGGAAGTATTGGACTGTGACTACATTATCGTAGACTCTTTAATGACTATACAGGATGTCGATGAGGGCAACGATGGATACAATCAGCAGAAGAAGTTTATCAATAAACTATCCGTCATGGCTAAATCTTTAAACATGGCAGTATTCCTTGTAGCACATTTAAGGAAAGTTGCTGATGAGTTACAAGCTCCAGATGCACAAAGTATCTACGGCTCTAGTAACATTCGTAATTTGGTAGACAACATCATCATGATATACCGCAATAAGTTGAAAGAAAAATGGTCAGATGATAAAGCCAAGACTGAAGATGAGTTGAAGGTGATGCCAGATTGTTTAGTCTACATACAGAAACAAAGAAACTATCCATTTGAAGGTAAGTTTGGATTTTATTTTAACAGAGCCAGTATGATAT